GGAATATTAATAAAATGAAAGTCTGCTAAAAGTTGGGCTTCATCTTTCTCATCTATCTTTACTTCAGAGATTTCAATAATAGTAGTTTTAAACTTACCATCTAAAATTTCTACTCCCCAATGAGTATCACCTTTTATATTCTTTGACCATAATGAGTAAAGAGAATTAAGCATCTTTATACTCCTCAGCAATATCAGAGTCTGTAATATCACTACTCATAGACCCCGAGATACGATACCTCTTCTCTATGTAAGTATTAAATTCTTCAGATTCAATAATAGATTGCCAAAATTCTTTTGTATTAGTATCTTTAAGACGATATTTGTTAGTTTCATTCTTCTTTGAATACCATCCATTGCTAGGCTTAACTACAAATCCACCATCTAAAGCCATCTCAAGAAGACCTGACCATTTACTGATTCCACCTTCAAAGGAAACACTTACAGGAATCTTTGACTTCTCTCTCACATAACGAGATTTCTCTACATTGATAATAAAGTTGTAACCTGTAAGTTCAGTACCATCTTTTTCTTGTTGACGACCAATGATGTAGATATTATCGGAAGAATAGTACACGCCAGTTCCACCAGAAACAACATCCTTAGGAAACATACCAATCTCTTTATAAGTATGATTAACTACAATCATTGGTATATTCTTAATAGTAAGATGTGGAGTTACCATTCTAAAAAAGGACTTAAGTTGTTTTGCTCTAGACATATCCGTAACTGATTTACCCTCTAAAGCATCCTCAACTTCTTTCTTTGATGCTAGATTACCTACAGAATCTACAATGATGATAACTCTGTCATTCCTTACAATATTATTTAACTGCGCCATACAATCATGTTTTAGTTGTTCAATATCAGTGATTGGTGTATGTAAAACTTTATCAGTAGAAATACCAAAACTTTCAAAATATGATTGTGGAGATCCAAATTCAGAATCATAAAACAGTACAACTGCATCCTCATACTTGTTCAGATACGATTTTGCTAGTAACAAAGAGAAAGCACTTTTGAAATGTTTTGAAGGTCCCGCAAAAACTGTTAATCCTGGCGCTAGTCCTCCATTCAAACTACCCGAAAGCGCGACATTAAGTACAGGTACAGGAGTAGGAATCATATCCTTTTCATTGAAGAACTTAGATTCAGAGAGAATCTCTGTTTCCTTGATTGTAGAATTTTTCTTTAGTTTTTCTAATAGTGACATATTTTATCCTATGCAAAAAGTGATTCAAGTGATGCTTGAGGTCTTGCTGACCATTTCAATCCACTCAAAATAGTAGTGATAGGCTCAATGAAAGCCTTCTGATACATTGTATCATAATCGATGTAAGTATTCAATCCCATTTCTTCAGGAATCTTAGACATAAAGGCAATACAGTTTTCACCTAAAGGATTAGGTTCTTTAAGATAGATGAATTTGATCTTATCTCCTTCTTGAATTGCCTCATACTTCTTTTCTAACTTATTTACTTTAATAAAATTATTATATAGTAAAGATCCTCGAACATGCATAGGAGTTGCTTGTTTGTAAATATTTGTGGAGCAACTATACTTTTCTACTCCATTGACACCTCGAGGAAATGCTATCTTTTCAGCAGGCATCTTTTTAAATTCTTGTTCTGATTGTTCAATGAAAGATTGTAGATCATTTTCTGATTTAGTCAAAGCAATTTTAACTGCTTCTTTTAAAGCATTGCGAATGGGCTCTGGCGTTGATGATCGAACGATTTCCAATCCCATTACTTTTAACTTAGGTTCAGCATACCTAACACCTTCATTGTCGTAGACATTAAGTGCATAGCGTTTCTTTGCTACCCAAATGCCTCGATCACTGATCGCCTCGCGCTTGAAGTAAATCTTCTGATCAAAACCATTGGTGTAGTCAAATAACTTCACACACGCAGCATTGATAGCCTTAACAATTTTATCTTCACAAATTTTATCCAGAGCATCAATAATCTTTTCCTTACTTAGATTTTTGAAAAACTTCTGCACTAGAGGATCTAATGTAATATAGCAGCTATCCGTATCGGAGTAAAATGAATAGTTAAAGTTTTTTGTATCGCATACTTTGTTTAGATATGCATTCAATGCTTCACCTACAGTACGAATAATGTACTGACCAGTAATAGTAATACCTTCAGCAATTCTATCATCGTACATACGGAACCATTCATTGGCCCAGGCTCCGAAGAGAGAATTTAGTTGAATCTTTCTTGCCATCTGAAAATTATTGTACTTAGCAATCTCTTTCTGATACTTTTTATCCTTAGATTCTTCATACTTTTGCTGTGCTGCAAGCATTAGTTTTTTGTACTTCTGTCGATCATCGAATAACTTTTGAACAATCTCAGGCATCAGACCTTGTTTGTCGCGGCGAAACATATGCCCATTCGCTGCCATACAATAATTTTTATTGATCAGATCTGTAGTATCATACTTTTTCTCTAGCAATCCATCTACGGTGACATCTTTTGCATCATTTTCTACAATTGTCTCTGTAGACATATTATACTGCATGATGATAGATGGATACAGTGATGTAGCATCAAATGAAACAACCCAATCATACTTTCCTGGTACTGGTTCCTGCACATATGCACCAACAATCTGCCGACCTGTTCTTGTGGTATCTCGCTGATGAACTACGATATTCTTCTTCCAAAAATGATTGAATAGAATACAGTCCCAGGTTCGCACCGCAGAGAAAACATCTACAAAGTTACACTTAGCATCATACGCCATAGTAATAATCAGTTCAATGAGTTTCATTCTATCTTCTAACTCATCTACTAGTTCAACGTCTACTACGTTATAGTCAACAAAAAGTTCCCAACCCTTAGTATAAAAGTCACGAAAAGATTCATAAGGATTCTCTAACTTCTGTTTACCCAATTCAACCTTAGCAATATAATCTAACTTGTATGATTCTCTTGTCGTGTAGGTAAACTTCTTGTAAAGATCTAGATAATCTAATGTGGCAATACCAACTAGTTCAAATGTTGTAACTTCTTTACCATTTCGATTGAATGATTTATCTTTGATGATATTCCACGGTGAGAGCTTCTTTACAGTTTCCTCACCCATAACTCTTTTAATACGATTAACCATATATGGAATATCGAAAGTGTCGCAATTCCATCCAGTGATAACATCTGGATAGTTTTCTTGCCAATAGTTTAAAAATCTGAAGTACAGATCTTTTTCACTAGAACATGTAATGTAAGTGTGATTCTTTTTCTTTGCTTTATATGATTGTGTACCGAAGGTAATGAGTTCTTTTGTATCAGCATTCTGCAATGTGATTAGAAGAATCTCCTCGATAGGATTATTCACATTAGGAAATCCATTCTCTGAAGTTGTCTCAATATCGATTGTTTGAATATTAATCTTGGAGATATCGAATGCAATATCATCAGAAAACTTTTTAGTAATGTATTGATAAGCAAAATTTGTGTTACCAAAGATATTGAAATTATCTACCTCAGAATATTGCTTAATGAAGTCCTTTGCCTCATTGATGTCTGCAAATTCCATAGAATCAAGATGATCACCAAACAAAGAGGTATACTTAGTTTTCTTGTTTGTCTTAATGAATAGAGTGGGTGAGAAATCTTTTCTTGCTCGCGTAGGATTGCCATTGTCTATACCACGATAGAGAATTTTATTTCCATATTGTACTACATTAGTATAAAAGGATTCCATTCTACTTCCAAGTAAAGTTGTTCTTGATTGCGCAATACCATTTAGATCTTTCTGAGGGATAAACATAACCTGCTTCATATATTTCAGAAAATAGTTTTAGATCTTTTATATAAAAAATAACTTCTACCTCAATATACCCGTTAAAGCATTCACCATAAAAATCAGGTGCAGACGAAGTAAATTTTTGTATTGCTTGCTGAAATTTTGCACCCTGAGCTAACATACTCATAAGTGTACTATAACACATCTTAGTTTTCAGTTCCATTATAACATCCTAAGTAGATTCATTCAATAGAAAAGGCAGCTTTCGCTGCCTTTTCGTTATTCTTCCGTATCTTTTTCTTTTCGGAAGTTTCTCTTTTGATTTGCTTCAAACGTCAATTCAGCATCAATCATTAAAGATTTATATTGACTTCTTTCTTCCTTACTACTCATTGAAGCAAGAACACGTTTTACTGGTTTCGAAAGCTTAAATGTTTTAGTTGGCTTCATTCATACTCCTTTTATAGATCATAACGAGGTACACATACTGCTTCACGCATAATAAATTCTGGTGTGAAACTTTCTACATTACCAGAAAACAATGCCTTCATGATTGCAGGACTAAATCCTGATACCAATGCTGCACCACTCTTATCAAAACTAACCGGTACATTATCATGAGCATTTAGATTCCAAAATACAATCTTTGGAAGTTCATACCCAGCATCTTTATACTTACGCTCAATCATCTGCATTGCAGAATCATCATACTTCATACAATGATTAAACTGCATATCAGAGAAAATCAAAAGCATCTCTGGCATTTCATCTGCTGATACCTTACCATTTACTGCAGTGGTAAGAATCTTCTCAAATGCTGCATGTAGATTGGTACTCATTGACCAAGAACTCTTAACCATCTGATCAATCTTTTTATTGATATCACCCTTCAGATATAGAAGTTCAGGTGAAGAACTAAAGGTTAGAAAACAATCCTTAAATTTACCTGTATTCTTATCTGCACAATAAAGACCTAGAGATACTGCAACTTCTAAAC